ACCTCACATTCTCATCCGCATCATGATGGCAACTGCAATATCCACGTCCCTCTTGTTATTCGTACGCCGCTCCGGCAGTTCCCCGAATCCGCCGATTCCGATTCCGATGGGCGTAGGCGTCGGGATCTCCGGTTCCGGCTCCGGGAACGGGCTAGCTCCCGAGACAAACTTGAATTGCACTATGTGGGTGAGATTCACGCCCTGGTTCCCTGTCCGACGCCGACTAATTGCCGTAAAGACCGTATGCCGGCCGCGGTCGCTACTGGCTCATCGAACCCAATGGGCCAATCACTGATCGTGTCGCCATCGATGTCGTCCGTGAAACTGGCCGACAAATCATTTCCGAATCCTTTGGCGCCAGCATCTGCCAGAGCCAAATGAAAATCATCACCCGCCTCACTGACGAACGTGAATGTTTGCTCGGTCCTGTTGTTCGCGCCAGAATCGGGAGATGTCGTGTCACTGGTCGCGCAATAATCAGAGCCGGTCCATGTCCCGCTTGATTCGAAGTCCCCATCTCCAGAGTTATCAGCGAGGCAATTCGTACATACTCCTACGCCGCTGAGATAATTCCATCCATTACCAGCGATGTTGTCTACAACCGTGCAATTGTCGTAATTTGCAGCGTTCGTGGAGCCCGCATTCGCAACAAATCCGTGTAACTCACAGTTGTCGATTAAGCAGAGGCGCCATATCGTATTGATTCCATCCGCCTCCGCACCTGAACACAACCCTGCCCCGGAGTTTGTGCTATCGAACACGATCATCCCGGTAAATTCCATCGCTGTACCTGCGCCTCCGGTGCGCAGGACGTAGCGATTATTCGCCGAATTGATCGTCTGACTTACGATCAAATCTTGGACTGCTGAATAGGACTCCGCGATGTTGAAACTATGAAAATCGTTGGTCGAGTGCGCAAAGAATACTCCGTTGTTTGACGTACCATCATGGCCGCTGCCGGATTGCGGGCGAATAATTCGGAAGTAGCTCGAACTTGTCGTGGCCCCAAACAGTAGAGTGTTGTCGTCGAAACTGGCATCTGTGTCGACACACTCAAGGACCTCCGTCGTCGTCGCAGTTACGAGATCGTTGTCGGTTGCAGCCTCCCACGTTGCCAGGGCCGTGTAATCCTGCCCGGTTCCGTAGGTGCTGACGCTCTCGTTCGTACCGGTTTTTCGTGCCGATGCCATTAAAGGTACTTGCCAGTGAGCTTGTCAAAAATCAATCCCTCAACCGGGATCGCGGGAGATTCCGTTCCGGGTATCACTCTCAGTTGATTATTCTCGTCGTACCCGATGAACGGCTGGTAAAAACTGGACGGATTCTTCACCTCGTCCAAGTCAACCCGACTTACGATCTGGGCCAGCCTTTCAAGGGGAATCGCATATCGTCGCTTCTCCCATACCTCACCCGTGAGCGCATCCACGTCGTCCGTCATGGGCTGCAACAATGTCGCCAGAAAGCTGAGATCAGGTCCCTGTATGCGCAGCCAGAGATACTCCGACGTTTCTTTCTTCCCGATCCCATGATGCGGCCTCCGAATCGCGATGATATCTCCGGCCATGCGCCGCTCGTGACCTTGCGGGGTGGGGGCCTGGTCGGAGACCGCGAGGGCAATCTCCATTATTGGATATTCCCTGTACGTGTACGGCATGGTCAGTCCGCCTTGTTGACTTTGGCCTTGATCTTTGAAAGCGCCTGCGCGACCGTCGCAGTCTCGTTTAGATCCGGCAGGATCTCCGGCAATGCCGCCACGGATGCCTGAAGTTGTGCGAGGTTGCTCGCTGTGGCAGTATCCGCCTTGAATTGATTCCACTGCGAAACCATCTCGTTGATCTTGACGTTGCCGTTCTCCAGCACCTCCTCAATGATCGTCTTGAGTAATGCCTTGCTGTACTTCCGCCACATAGGATGGTTTTCCAGTAGAGATCCCGTCTGATCCGCGTCGAGCTGATCGTTGTCGTCGGTTTCTGCGGCGGCAAACGTATCGATCTCCGCTTGGATCGCGTTCCGGATGTTGTTGCTGCCCGGCTCCGCGATCTTCGCAAATCCTAGGACTCGCAAAGGGCCGAGCCTGGTGTTTGCTAGCGTTTCGCGGACTTCAGTCCCGTCAGGAGTCGTCGGGTCCGTCAGAATGCCCCAATAGTTCGAGTCCCGGTCGTCAAACGTCTGGCCGACAGCCGAGATTTTCACGACCTCGTTGCTGCTCTTGCGATAAAGGGCGGTGGTAGGCATCGGTGCTCCAGTTTGAGGATTAGGTCTCGGATACCCAGCCGCGCCACTGACAGATTCCGCAATAGGCGCGGACGAGGCTCCTTAGCTGCGGGTGTTTCGTGACCGGAGAGCGAATCATCATCTCGCCAGGGCAGTCCTTTTCGGTGCAGGCAATGCCGGATTCGATCCACTCGACTGGCGTCGCTTCCTGCGATTCCTCGTAGGGACGGAGTTTATCAGTCATCAATTACAATCCCCGCAATATGGCCGTGTACGTTAACGGCGGCCGACAGCTCCAGGTTCAGGAGGGCGTTCGCCGCTGTCTCAAAGAGTCCGTACGGGTCCGAGGCGCTGTATCCCTCGCGTGCCTGTAAGGGAATCTGACCGGACAGCGCGGTGCCGGATGCACCGGACTCCCAGCGGATATCTACCGTACCGTCGGAGACAATGGCAACCGATGTGACGACGATTTTCTTGCCCGCGCCTTGGGCCGCGAGAATCGTGTTGTCTCCGCTGCTTGCCGCGTTGATGGCGGCGTACCATCGAGGGTATCCCTGATAGACCGCGAGCCGCCCGACGCGGTCGAACAGTCCATCCACCCGGTCATCGTTCGCGACCTCGTCCGGCGCCGCGGTCGGCTCTTGGGCTCGCCCGCCGATCTTCAGTGGGTTGCCAGAATCGGCCGAGTCGTGGGCGATGATCCGGAACCGATCCCACGTGGAACCGTTGAATCCGTGGAGACAAGAGCCGATTAGCGTTGTGCTGGGATTGGACGTGCCGTCTGCTAGGGCCCCGGCCGTCGGTAGATCCTGGACGTCTACGTTCCACGTGCCGGACTGGTCGACCGTGATCGATCCAGCCCCATCGTCGATCGTGACCGAATTGGTGGGATCCAACTCTACCCAAAGGGCTCCCCTGGCGTTGGCCCTCATGTTCGTCCAGTCGGCCTCCACCTCGCCGAGGGTCGAGAGCGTATCGTCTCGCTCCATCAAAGACGCAGTGCCCACTGGATTGGCTGGAGCTGCTTCGTTGACGGTGTATTCTGTCCCTCCCCCTCCACCAGTGACGTGCAATGCGCCAGTCGAATTGACACGCAAGGGAACGTAATCGCCTTCTATGGGCGTCAATGTTGTCAACGCGTCATCGCGCACCGCGAGTGCGGCGATGCCCGTATCGATAGCTCCGGCCGCAGTGTCGATTGCCTTGCCCAGATTTGTCGCCCCAGTTCCTGGGACGACGGACAATATATCGACGTCGCCGATGTCGACGCCTGAATTTGCTGCGAGCTTGCCGATCGTCGCCGTCCCGGCCGGCAATGGTGCGACAATATCGACTTGCATCTCGGATCCGGAAACGGCACCAGCGATCGTCGCCAGATTCCCACCGGTTTCTAAAGCGAGCGCCGACGTATTGAGATCCGTACCCGCATTCGCCGTGACGGTGCCGGACACTGGCATCGGGTTAGCAGACCCGACCAGCGCACCACCGCCGCTTTCGGCCAGTACCATGCCTACTACGGCCCGTGTGTCCGTTCCTGCGCCAGTGTCAAGATCATCCGTCGTGAGTTCCGTCGTGGCAGTAACCGAGCCAGAGGAGATGACTACTGCGCCTGTGTTACACGCCGTTACTTTCCCATCCAGAGAGGTTGTGTCGCCGGCTATCGTAGCGAGATGAGTTACCGCCGTATCGTCCGATGCCAAAGTGACTCTCGGGGTTCCCAAAGCGACCGCACCCGCGCCGAAGTTAATTGACTGACCTGAAACGGTGAGAACATCGACATCCCCAATATCCACCCCGCTGTTCGCAACAAGTTTCCCAATGGCATTCGTTCCAGAGGGAAGGGGGGCTACCACATCGACTTGAAGTTCATTCCCCGATACCGTCCCGGCGAGTGTCGCATTTGAGCTAGCGATGGAGAACAGATTTCCTCCATTCTCCAGCGCCAAGGCTGACGTGTTCAAATCGGTCCCGGCGTTCGCGGTCACGGTACCATCGACCGTTAGCGCTCCGCCGCCGTCGTCCACACTGACCAGTCCAGTCGAATCATTGGCAATCGTCACGCGTAGGGCAGCCGCTTCGGTACCCGCCCCAATCGGCGGAGCGGTCCCGTTCCAGTCGACCGATATCACGTTCCCGCCGTCAGCGATTGTTACGTCGTCCGCATGCTTGACATACATTTCTCCCTTGTCGGTGCCACGTACCGCGACGTTGTCTCCGTCCGCGGTAGTCTGGCCAGACAGAACATCATCGCGGACCATGATCAGCGCATTTCCCACTGGATCGGCCGCCGCCGCCGCATCCTCCGTGTACTGTGTCCCTCCGCCGATCCCAACCGAATCGGCCGCGATATCGACTTGGAGGTGACCTGCGACGTCGACTCCTGCGTTGTTCTCGCTCGTGGGGTCCGTAATGACCGCATATGGTTTGCGCGTCAGGGTCATCCTGGGCACCCCGACATCTCCTTCGTCGACCGAATCAGGCGTGGCTTCGTCGGCGAGGTACCCGGTCGGGGTGATGGAAGACGCGCTGCCAATCGAGAATGCCGCATCGTCCGCGTGGCTGGTGCCTCCCGATCCGCCAAAGGAATTTACGAAGTTTCCTGAAGAATCCAGGATCTGGACGAATGCGGCCCCAAAGTCCGTGCCACGCTGGGCGACGATATCGCCATCGGTGGAACTGATTCCCGCCGGGGTGTCTTGCCGAACCAGCGATACCGCGCCGCCGGCAGGGTTGGCTGGGGCGGCCGCGTCTTCGGTGTATTCTGTCCCGGATGAGGATCCGGCCTTGATGTTGACCTTAAGGAATCCGGTCTCGTCTACCTGGAGCGGGGCATAGTCTCCGGTGGTACCCGCCAGCGCGGCATCGGCGGTCTGTTGGACGGCTAAGGACATGACCCCCGTGTCCCCGGTGGTGTGTGCCGCGTCCTCCGCCTTCCCGAGATTGGTCGCACCGGTGCCGGGAACTATGCTGGCAACGTCTACATTTCCGATGTCCACGCCGTCGGCGTCGCTCAGCGCAACCGTACCCGATGAGATTACTACAGCACCGGTGTTGCACGCAGTGACCTTGCCATCTAGGGACGTGGTATCTCCCGCAATGGTCGCAAGGCTCGACACGGCTGGATCGTCACTCGCGAGAGTTGTCCGGAGAGTACCGGCAGCAACCGCACCCGCGCCGAACGTCAACGTTTGTCCGGAGACACTGAGAACGTCAACATCACCGATATCTACCCCGCTGTTAGCCGCTAGCTTGCCGATAGCGTTGGTCCCCGCTGGCAATGCCGCGTCAACCTGAACGGCAAATGTACCTGCGTTCGTGACATTGTGGGAAGCAACCGTAACCGATCCGTTGATTGATACCCAAAGCGCCCCATTTGCATCGCAGTACATGTGCGACCAATCGCCCTCGACCGGAGTTAGGCCACCAAGCGCATCGTCCCGCTCCATCAATGTTGCCGTGCCCGTCGGTGTGGCCGGGGCTGGGTCGTCAGTTACGTACTCCGTTCCACCGCCACCTCCGGTGACGTACAGCGCGCCCGTCGAATTGACCCTCAGTGGGGCCCAATCACCCTCTGCCGGCGTGAGGGCTGAAAGAGAATCGTCCCGAATGGCCAGGATCGAAATTCCTGTATCGGTCGCTCCGGCGACGGAATCAATCGCTTTCCCCAGATTGGTGGCGCCGGTACCGGGAATGACAGAATTTACGTCAACATCGCCGATGTCGACGCCTGAATTTGCTGCGAGCTTGCCGATTGCATTCGTACCGGCGGGAAGCGCGGCATCCACCTGGACCGCGAACGTACCGCCATTGTCTACCGTAACCGTTCCGCTGACTCTAGTCACGTCGACATCCAGTCCGTTGGTGCCGTCCCCGTTGATGGCCGAGATTGTATAGGAATCTTCGGTCCCTGAGATCCCAAATATAAACGTACCAGGAAGCTGCGCGGTGTCCCCATCATGGCTGACTTGTCGCGTCACAAACGTCGCGCCACCTGTCCCCGGATCGGCTTCTACATTGCTCGGCATATCACACCTTGAATTCAATTGTCGACTGGGTGCCGTCGGAATGTTTCACGATAGCCCGGTTCGGGACGTTCTTCGGCGCTTCCTGGACGATCACCCTCGGCTCCACCTGAATGGCGGACGATGGCACGGATACGTTGATCGGCTGAGGCGTCTGTCGGCTTTTCCTGCCCGCGTTTGAGATCGCCTTTTCCGATATCTCTGAAAGCTTGGTCAGTACGGTACCGACCATCTCGGAAAATCGCTCATTGATCTCACGATGTGCCGCAACGACCTCCTCAATAGGCCCGGTTGAAGTGAGGGTCTTGGAGACCATCGCGCGGAATTCCTCGATCATGCCGACCATCCGCTGCAATACCTCTCCCTGCCGCTCCATTGTTTCCTGGTTTGAGTTTACGATCTCGTCCTTGAGACTTTCAATTTCTCGTCGCTCTTGGACAACCGCCATCCTCTTTTGCTTGAGAACCCGCTTCAGATGATCGTCTACTGCACGAGCACTGCGAAGCGTGATGGCGTCGGTCAAGAGTTGGTTGTCGTCGCTCATCGCTGGTACCTGCTGTGTAGATAGGCCACTTCGTCCGCGTTTAGGCTGAACATGCGTGAGACCTGGCTGACAGTCAGAGCTGAATTTCCACCGCCCGAACCGTTCGAGCCGTTGGATAGCGATAGCCGGGACCTGCCCGAACCGTTCCCAGCATAATAGGGCATCGATGAATCGAGATACCTACGGCCCGCGTCGACCAAATCCGATGCCTTCAGTACGCCGCGGCCGATGAGCTGCTCGGCGGCCAAAACAGGCTCGCACTCTCCGTCGAGTGAAAAACGTAGTCCCGGCTGCTGTTGGATGGCCGGTCTTGTCTGCATTGGACCGGCAACCTGATTTTGATCCTGCTCACCGACACCAGTCTCTTTGTCCTGGATCTGCTCGAACGCCTGCTCGGCGAGGGGCTTTGTCTTGACCTCGAATCCGACGGCTTGACCTTCATTGAGCAATACCATCGGCTCCAGAACTTGGGTGCTGATGCACTGGACAATCTGTGCCAGCCACCGATCGGCGTTGCAGTAAAATGCCTGCATGGGGACCTGCTTGCCCTGCCACGCACCTGATGCTTCGCTTTCTAGGACGTCGTCCGGGATTTCAAGCCCGCGCAGTTCTTCCGTATCCAGGTCCTTCGGAAAATCGTAGACATGCTGCGGTGTGGCCGGAACATCTACGTGCTCGACGGGCCACATTGGGCTCCCGTCCTGCTGTTCGGATGGGTGGACGATTACGGCTCCAGTTTCCGCTTGCTCGGCGAGCTGGCGGGCAATGTCGCGGTTTGGAACTTCCTTGCCCAACTCCGGATCGTAGCTCGTTCCCTCCGGGTATCCGATGTCGGTGCCACCGTAGGCATATTTCCAGTTGAAAAGCCGCCTGACATCGAGGGCGCCGCCGTTTAGCCACTTGTCCGCCCACGGGTTGTAGGCACCGAGCAAAGCCGAAATCCCATAAGCTGATTCGGATTCTGGGTTGTAAGCGTGCCAGACAGACTTCGGAAACTCGAGATCGGCGAATCCCTGGTTGTGGCGATTGACGCGCTGAAACCGCACCCCGCCGAGCTCGCCGTCCTTGACAAGGGCCAACGTATCCCGGGCATGCCGGTGCAATAGCCGATCGACGTGAATCTTGCCATCGATCAGCCGATACGTCACTTCGCAACCCGACCACCCCCAAATCTGGGCGAGCAACAGCTTATGCATATCGAACTTCCAAATGCGGCGAAGCTGCCTGAGAATCCACGCTCCCACGTTCGGATCATCGGCCTGAATGCCGGGGACCCACTTTGATTCCCCATCGGCGCCGGTCACCTCATAGGCAAACTCGGCCTGTTGCAGTGGCGCCGCCCGCATGGCAAGGCCTAGGCGGATCGTGGGGTCAAGTAGCATATAGCGAATGATCGAGAAATCGAAGCGCGGTAAATCCCTGGGCTGCATGAACGGACGCTCATACGTCTGCCGGTAGTTCCGCGTCACCGGCGGTCCGAGTAGTTGTCGACCGTACTGGTCAAGTATTGCCATTCATGCACCTATCGCCGCATTCCCTCAAGTCTAGCTGCTTCGGTTTCCTGTCGCATCAACACCTTTTTGGATTCCAGTTCGGCATTCAAGGCGAGCTGCTCGTCGCCATAGGCCAGAAGGAACAAGTCGTAGACGCCATCGTAGTCGGTCGGGTTGTATCGTCCCTCAATAATCCTTTTCTGGGCCTGCATCCGTGGCAAGTTCGCGTGCATGCTCACTTGCCGGTCCGGCGGAAGGCTTCCGACATCCACACCGTACCAGTAGGTCAGCTCGTCGATCAGTTCGTTTTTTTTTGCATCTCTGCAAAGTATTCGGAAGCTGCAACCCACGCATGATGGGCAATCGTCGGCGTCGACTGATATCCGAGCGTCTGCAACTCCTTGTCTAGGTCGCGCAGGAACGGCGTAGTCGCGAAAACCTGGCCGTCTTTGGTCTCCAATCCATACTTGCGTTCTAACGCCTGCGAGGCGATTTTGACCAGCGTGGCGTCCATACGAATCGTCTCTCCGTCGTGCTCGCCGCCCTGGACAACGAATGTCAGGGATCCATCCCGGACGTGGCCGTTGGTTGAGGCCTCCGTGATCGTGGTACTCGTTCTGGTTCGCTTGCCCCTAGTCGTTTTTCGTCTGGCTTTTGCCGTCGTTCGTTTTCGTTTTGCCATGTGCTACCCCACATTCGTTAGGTCTGGAAGTGTAGGCACTACACCGGGACTCGCCGGTATAGCGTAATCAACCATCCACATGGCAATATACACCGGAACGCCGAACATTTCGTCCAACTCCCTCTGAACAAACCACTGGTTCACCTCCACCGGCGTCTGGCTGCCTACGCTCTTGAGGTGCGGCCTTGCGATCTGGTACCCAACACGGACAGCTCGCCCGGCCATGCGAATCGAATACCTGGAGGCGCCTCCTACTTGGATAATGTCCGGCTCAATGCCAGTTTCAGAGCCGTAGTCCGCGGGACCTATAGACGATGCGGACATTTTGAGGGGATCGTACGAGCCGAGGTCATCTTTGTCCTGTGACTGCAGAGGAGACTGTATCGTTACCGGCCGCCGCCTGCCTGAGTAAACGTCGTTTTCGTATTCAAGGTAGCTATCCTCCGGAGTAGGCTTCTCGTTCTTTATGGTCGCCGTCGGCCGAGAGGGTGGGTAGACTGTCTTCTGACGGTTGTTGACACCCGTCTCAGTTTGAGGGCTGCACAGATCGACGATGACGTGATTTGCCGCAATGTCCCGGAGCTGCGATCCCCCACGTGGGGAGAACATCGATTGTTCTAACGACCGTGCCCAGAGACTCCAGCTGCCGGGTAGCGGCCTCCAAAGTCCCGTACGTGCGAGGATCCCACGAAGTGATGACTTAAACTTGTATTCAATGCGGAACGATTGAGGCCGACCGAATAAGTTCTCTTCAAGTTCAAGACCGGTAATGAAAATCTTTTTTCTCTGTCCAATCCTGGCCTTCGCTATTTCTAGGAAAACGTTCCACGCTGCTGCGGCCGGAACATTTGCCTCCGGCTCGATCGTGACGTTGATACTTGCTACAGGTAGGTTTCCAGTTTTCCCAAGTCTCCAGCTGACACGGTGTGTTCCACTGATGTCGATCACGTGTTTCGGAAAAACGTTGAAGCTCGGAATCTGGGTGTCCGTGATGCTAAAGTTCAGCCTTTTTTGGTCTGGGGAGATATCTCGTTGACGTGTGCGCTTAAATCCAGGAAGAGGTGGCGCTACAAAGAATCCAAGATAATCGTCGGCGGTCTCATGCCCTATTTTGTTAAGTGCTATCTCAATGTACCCGGTGATCGTCCTTGTCGTGTCGCCCGCCTCGTCGTGAGAGAAGCTCATGGACCAATTCATCGATTCGATACCGCGTGTCCGTGCGCTGGACAGACAGGAAGCGATCACCGTTGTTACCTGCCATTCAATCTCAACCGCCTTGTTGTCACCGATCGGTGACCAAAGAAGAACCTTTGGGGTAGGACCGTGACTGAGATCTGGTACGCCGCCTGGTCCGACGCGAATGTTTCCGAAACCCTTTCCGGTAAACACGAGAGTTTTCCCGGACTGGCCGAGCCGTCGTCGTGCTGTTGTTAGTTCTGGGTCGGTGTTCGTATCGTCGACAATTACAGTACGTACAGTGATCGTGATTTCATGGGCTTTGACTGAGATCTTAGCATCGTCCAGAAGAAAGTTGACTTGTACTTCGATCCTCGCATCGCCGCCGAAAACGACGCCGTTGTATGAAAGCTCGCCTGTCGCAGGCAGTCCGACCATTACACACCGAGTTCTCCAACGCCAGGGATCGAAATAGGTGGGCCGCCGGGAATTGGCGGTTGATTTCCGAAGAACTGGAAATCCTTCGGGAACATCTTCTGGAACTCCCGGAAGAATAGACCGCCCTCTTCTTCTTGAAGGCGCCGGTCGCGCTCTTCTTCCCAATATCCGAACAATTTTGCCCATCGCTTGGAAAAAAAGGTGAATACACCACCAACGATTGGACCAACTTCTCCGATCTTCACGGCGACCTTTTCTAGCACTGACAATACGGCCTCGAAAAATGGATCAAGCCTTTCGACAATCCGCAAAAGAACTTTAAAGATTTCAGTTCCGATATCGTAAATCTGACTTTCAAACCGAGAGCGTAACCGCTCCGCGCTAACTAGCTCTGGACCGATGCGCCGAGCACGCCGAAAACGGTCTTGCAAGCGTTCGATTTCGGTTTGTGCCTGGGCACCTGCGATCTGGACGGAAAAGCCGGCAAGCTCCTGCACCTGCTCGGAGATTTTCCTAGCAAACTGCCTGGCCGCGAGCGCCGCCCCGCCAAGTGCCGCAGCAACCGCAGTCGCCCCGATCGTGACGCCTGCCACTGCCCCCGCGAGTGCGCCACCGGCTGCGGAGAGCGTTCCTGCGATACTGGAAAGCGCCCCGCGAATATTGCCGCTTGCAAGCGCTACTCCTAGTTGCTGCGCCTGTGGCGCACCGAATCGAACGGATCCACGTTGACCAGGCTGTTGACCGTGGACCGGAGGTGGAACGGGCGGTGGTTGCGGCGCCGCCGGAGGCCCGGGGACCGCTGGTGCGGGCCCAGGTTGCGCGCCCGGCCGAGCGGCCCCGCCGCCCCCGCCCTGGTCGACGATCACTATTCTGAGTTCTTCTGGCATAAAATCACGTGAGAGTGAAGAAGACTCCAGCGGAGGTCGGGTACAGCCGCATCCTAACCGGTATAGTGCGCAGCGCTGGAGCAAAGAGCAAGCGGACGGGGTAGCCTTCCGCAAGAATCGCCTGGTCCGCTTTCAAAGTTGTCGGTTGCGTAGCTGCGGTGGTGCCGGTTCCGAGGCTTGTATGATCCAACAACAGTATCTTGACCAACGCACTTCCGACATCCAGCGTGCCGATGTTCCCCATCGTACCGTATGTCGCACTGTACGGCCAAAACGCGTCGAGGGCTGCGCCGTTGTTGTACTCCATCATCGTGAATTCGGCAAAACACTCCTCGCCCTGGTAAACCGCATCCTGTGGGGCCTGCGCGAAGTTGTCGCCTCGGATTAGTTGCTTGTTGACGAAGTGCTCAATTGTCACACCGTCCTGAATCTGGCCCACAACGGCCCCGCCATACTTCACGTTGAACGCACCGGCAATGAAAGTCATGATGACACCTGTGTTCTCGTTTTAATCCGTCTCGCACCGCGAAAGTGCATAGTCCGGATGATTCCAGCCTGCGGCTCGTTGCTGGCACCGTAGATTTCCGCCGGGGCCTGCCTAATCGGTCCCATCTCGGCCAGCTTCGGCATCTCGATAAATCCCTCAGTTGACGTTTCTTCGGTTACGATTAGGGCATTCGCCAAGGTCAAGATGTTCTCTTGGAAGTCGACGTAAGACTTGATCAGGTTGGTATAAATCTGCATCCCGGCTGTAAGGTCCAGGAACAACTCCCTGCGTCGGTCCCGTGGCTTCTTCTGCGCCCTCATGATCACCGAGACGTTGAATGAATACAGCAGATCCTCGGCGCCCTCGTTCGTCTCCTGGCTAGGACCGGCGGTGATCGGCCCCGGCGTTACCAGTGCGTAGTAGTCGCCCGTGATCGCCGGCACGTTCTCGTCGAGCTCGATCCTGACCCTATGCGTATTGGCACCGGAGAACCCAGCGGCTAGGCGTATCTGGTTCCTCACGGCGCGTAGTAGGGCGGTCTCGCTCATGTTCAGCTCCTCCTACGTATCATGTACTCGGCCGCCGAAACCAGGGCCTTGTTTGCCCTGCGCGCCCATCGGGACCACCAGACGGCCGGGACGGGGTGTGACTGGTCCGGGATCATCTGGCGACGGGGAAACCCTAGCAAGCCTTTTCCGCCTTTCTGGTGTGCCTCGAAGTATGGTACGTTACTCCCGATTATCAGGCCGCCCGGGATGAGCTCGAACCGCTGATCTTCGCCGCCCTCGCCCGTCGGCTTATCGTACGTCGTTCCCGGCCCACTGCCCGAGATCGTGCCCGGCGACAGAGAGTTGAACAGAACGCCCGTGTCTCGCAGTATCTCAACCTGACGGTTCCCGAATACCTCGAGCTTTGTCTTTGCTCCCCGTTTTTTCATCACGTTCCATGCGATGGCCGCGGCCTTCGACTTCGCAGCCGACTCCGGCAAGGAAAGCATGAATCGACGAAGGAAACCAGAATACAGCTTTCTCCATTCCTTGAGCTGGCCCTTTGTTAGAAGGCCCTTCTTGTCCCCCGGTGCGGTACGGTGAACCCGACCCAGCCCGGCCGCTTTCTTCAGTTTGGATTGTTCGCGACGACCGAACCGACGCCCGTAGGCCAGATATTCCCTCGAGAGCTTCGGCCATTTGATGCCCATCTCATCCGTGCCACCGCGTGCCTTTGTGATGAAAGCGTCCTTGATGTCCGACAGAGCCGCGTACCCGATGGCAATCATCACCCCGCGCGCGAGACCCAACGTATCCGGTTCCTTCCCGGCCATGATTCTGGCAAGCTGATTGAGGATCCCAACCAGCTCCGCTCGCGTTCCGTTGAATCGTACAGTGGCCATATCGATCAGTCGTAGAAAGTCTGTGGGACGTCTCGTGCTTTGTCCTGGGACAGCTCCGTATTTGCGTCGCTGCTGTTGGCGTCGGTCACGCGGATTTTGCTTCGCCGGTAGCGCCGGTCTACGGTCAGATTCGACCACGCAGGCTGCAATGTCGCTCGGAGAGCCTTGCCGGGTAGCTGTCGCCTTCCCGCGGCGATCTTTGCCAAGAACCCATTGTCTGGATCGGTAATGCGCTGAAACTCTTCCTCCAGCGAATCCGGCGGTGGGTTGCCGCGCCTTTGGCAAAGGAACCTGGCCGCCATTACCACCGCCCACCGTTCGATCAATGTGCTCGTTGCAAGAACCGCCTGCGTGTAGCGCTGACGGCAGTATAGATCGATCTCCTCGGTGGG